GGCAAGCTTCCAATGGGAACAATGCCACGAGCTGCATAATTCAAGCAATTTTGACAATGCTTGGCTTGTGAGTCCAAGATGCGTTGCATCAAGGTGTAACCTTGTTTGCCCTGTCGAATTGAAGCGCCTTCCCAGTAAGAGCCTCGAACGCTCTCGCCATACATGCTGATACGAGCAAGAGCCATGGGAGTAGAAACACTGCCAGCCAAAAGATCACGAGCAAAAGTCTCCAGATAACGATATTCCGCACGAAGTCGTTGACCAATTTTGCCCCACTCTGAAGCCGCCATACTGTCTCGTCCGCCACTGCCGATAATCGCCGCTTGTACATGTGCAAGCTTCAATGCTTCCCTGACGCTTTGTTGCCATTGATTGAGCGTGATGTCTCCCTTGCTAAGCATGTTCGTAAAACGCCGTAAGTTGCGATTAAGGCGATTAATTCGACCATCCACCAAAGCTTCAACGGCAGATTGGGAAAGAAAACGTCCTGTAGCGCCACGATAACGACCACTAACAGGAGAGTAAGACCATGATGATTCATCAAAATGAACAATCGCATTGGCAAAGTTCGAGAGATCATTCAGGCTTTGCATCCTCCGCCTCCAGGATATCCTTAAAACGTTCGGGAGCCTCTTCTTTCCATTGATTCAATGCAGCGTCAATATCCTCAGGGGAAATCAAAGCCGCTTCGTCCAAGTCAGAAAGAATGAGACCTTCTACTTTCATGGGATTCATTGCATCTTTTTTGGTGGCCAAAAACTCTTCATGCTTTTCTAGAAAAATGTCATGCGTTGAACATGGCATGAAAATTGGACCATCCTCTCCCTCTTCCTCATGGAAACCAGCACAACCAATTTTTTGTCCCGCTTCTAATGCTTCTTCTTTTGTGGAATACATATGAGCATTTGGATCTTTTGCATCGATTTTGCTGCTCACATTTTTAGCTGGACCGCGACGTTCTGGATCGGGATCGGCCTTGCGCTTACGAGCAACAATTGTTTGACGCTCTTCTTTGCTTAATGATTGGGCCTTTGCCTGCGGCAAACACTTAGGCTTGCCTTCTTTCTCACCACGCCCCCCGCATGGACCAAGGATTTCACCATTGGCGCCAATTCTCACCCATTTTTCTTTAAACCATTGTTCAAGATCATCAGCATGCACTTCACCTTCATCATTTTTAAAAGCACCACTTAACGAACCGTGCTTTTTCTTGTACATTTGCTTATATTGCTGCACAACATACCCACTTGCATAGGCAGACGGCCACACTTTAAATTTTGCCTTTGCGGCACTAACAGCACGAGAATGCAATGCCTTGTCAGTGAATATTACATCGCCACGCTTCTCTTCTAAATCACCTGGCATAAACAAACCAGCCGCGTCTTCATTGTCCTCAACCTCCCTGCTTCCGTCCATGGGAAGAGTGCCGTTCTCTTCGTTCAACGGATCACGTCCGCCAGGAGGCACCGCCATCTTTCCACCCCCTGCCTGAGCAGGAAGTTCGCGGACGACGGACGGATCCAAAGTGAGTTCCATTGACCATGCAGAGCCCCCATAGCGGGCATCTGCCACTTCCTTCGGACTCAACACGCCAAGCTGAATGTAACGCCCATCCACAGCCGCCACACGCGCCCGCACGTCCGCCATTTCCCGCTCGTTAAGTTCAAACAATGGATTGAAGGAGACGCGCCAAGACTCGGGCAACTGTCCATTCGTCGGACCCTCTTTGCTCAGCATGATTAGCTCCATCAGCTTCTTGATGGGCCGTTTGAAATTGGTGCTTTGATAGTCGGCAAGCGTCTTGGCAAAATCACGCTCCTCACTACGTCCCGTTGAACCAAGCCCGCTAGGGCTTTCGCCAAACAACACCGTATGAGGGATTTTGCTAGCGCCAATAATATCCACACGTAATTTCTCAAGCACTTCTCCAATGCCACCAAAATTACGGCTAATAAATTCGAGCTCTTCTTTTTCTGCATCAATCGCATAGCCGCGATAGATGCTTTTGCTCATATCATTCACTTGCAAACGATCCCTGACGGCGCCTTCCTTGCCAGCCGCCAGCATCGCCGCCAAGCCCTTCACTTTATGCACAAAAATGTCAAACTCCGTCAGCAACGTAGCTGCAGAATTCAAGCCAGTCCAATAATGCCTAAAACTATCGTAAATTGTCTGAAGACTGCTCATGCCCCAGCCATAGTTCCGCTGGCGAATGCGATAGGGCAGCCAATCCCCATCAAAACGTAAAATCCTATCTTTATGAATGTAAGATAATTGTGGCTCTGTAATTAAATCTCCAGAGATGATCTGATAATAAGTGGCTCTTGAATAGTCGTAGAGGTTTTCTTCGTTAATGACGGGAGCAATTTGCCATCGATCAAGGCATTCAATTTCTTCGACACGGCGAATGTTGCGTTTATCGACAGGCATGTAAGCGGGACGCCCATCGTCAATAAAAAGCAATAAACAAGCACCCCCATATAGGCGCGAGTTTTTGGCTGCAAGGTTAAGGTTTTCAAGAATGTAAAGATCTTCAATTACTTGTTCAATGCCTTGCACTTCCTCGGCGCGAACACCGTCTCCTCCAAATAAAACCTTGAAGCCTTTCCGAGTGGCCTGGTCAGCATAAATGTCAACAACGCGACGAGGAAGCCATTCGCCATAAAGATTTTCTAGCTCCTCTTGGGCTAGAAAAATCGTAGCAGTGGTTTTGGTGTATTGGCCCTTGTCACGACTGGTGCCCATGCCAATTAAGACATTCTGCAAGCCGTCAGAACGAATGCCGCCACCCGTGGCGTGTCCAAGATCAACAGCATCTTCCATGGGGAGAAATTATGACCATGATGTATTGCTTTTAGTCTAAAGCCTGGCTAACGTGGCTTGTCATCTATGTACAGTATGGCCCATTCGCCTCTTGTTTTTGCTTTTAAAGAAAGCGACAAGCAAATGGTTCGCGATGAAGCACATCGTCGTCAGGCCACAAATGAACGCTTCGGCCTAAGGGGCCGCAATGGCGGCCCCGAAGAAGGAGCGAAAGCCCTCCGTGCCCATATGCTTGGCGCTGCAGGCGAGCTGGCGGTAGCAGACTATCTTCACCTTCGCCAGTTCCTTTATCAGGAAAAAGAAGCAAAGCGCGGCTCTTGCGACTTGCCTCCCAACATTGACGTGAAGACGCGCTCCGCCCATTGGCACGATCTTATTTGCCAGCTTGATGAGAAGCGGGACAAAATATTAGTGCTCGTTACAATGCAGAACAGACTTACGCTCGTTCATGGTTGGATAAAAAGCATTGACGCAATGCAAGAACAATGGAGAAAGGATCCTGCCGTTGGTCGCCCTGCATATTTTGTTCCTAAAGAAATCCTGCAGCCTTTGCTGCTTTTAAAAGATGCTCAAATGTAGCGATTTTGCTAAACACGCCCTCAAACTAGAACTATTTCCGGCTCAGGCTCGCATCCTTGATGAATTCTTTTCCAAGGAAAAAAGCCATGCCGTGTGGGCCCTCGGACGACGTTCAGGCAAGACGCTTATGGCAGCAGTGGCCTGCGCCTATATGTGCTTTGTCCTGGAAGATCAATACCGCAGGCGCGTCAGAAAAGGAGAACTATGGTATGTGGTGACGGTGGCAAATAGTCAAGACCAAGCTCGCATTGCTCTCAACAACATTCGCCAGCTCATCCTTGATAGTCCCTTCGCCCAAGAAATTGTTCGCGAAACTGCTGATATTTTGCAGATTAGTAATAATTGCGTATTTAAAGCCATTCCCACGTCAGGCAGGGCCGCTCGTGGCCTCGCTTGCGCTGCAGCCGTATTTGATGAACTTGCCTTTGCCACTGAGGGCGATGCAAATAGCGGAGGTCGTGGCATTTACGATGCTCTCTCCCCCGCCATCGCTCAGTTTGGAGGGCAAGGCCGCATCCTTGAACTCTCCTCTCCATGGTTGACTGACGGCATCTTTTATCAGCATTTCAAAGAGGCAAGTTCAGGAAGATTTCCTTTCATGCAAGCCGTGAATCTCCCAACATGGGAGATGAACCCCAATATTTCGCAAGAGTTTCTTGACACAGAGAGACAACGTGACCCAGAAAAATTTAAAGTGGAATATGGCGCTCAATTCGCCAGTAATCTTTCTGCCCTCGTAGCTAGCGATGTCGTTGACGCCTGTATTGATGAACGTAGAGCAGCTCTACCACCAAGAGCTGAATTCCAAGGTGCTTATGTCTTGGCCTTGGACCCTGCCCGAGGTGGGGTTGGTCGGGATGATTACACTGCTTGTATTGTTCATTTTGAAAACGGCACGTTAGTCGTTGATAAATTTCATTCTTTCATGGCTGATTTTGAAATCAATGGAAGGAGGGAAGTCAATATCAATGCAGTGGAAGATTGGATAAAGGAGCAACATAAGCTCTATGTTTTTGACACCATTGTGATGGACCAATTTAACAGTGCTGGCACCATCCAAAGCTTGTCTGGCGATTTGCCCATCACTGAACTCACTTGGACTGTTAGTTCCAAGATGAAAGCATTCAGCAAAATGCGAGAACTGTTTAATGCAGGGCAAATCAATCTTTATCGCCATGAAAAAGCAATTATGCAGCTCAAAAACCTAACAGTCATCTATAAACCCAGTGGGCAATGGAGTGTTACTGGTGGTAAGGCATCTGGCATTGATGACTTAGCCTTTGCCATGGCAGGAGCTATTTTGGCCGCATCAAAAGAAGATGATATTGGTTGGATTGAAAGTCTTATCTCCTAAGAAGGGAAAGCAAATTTCTCCTAGTATGATTTTCAAGAAATAATTCTTCTATGCCGTGGGCTATTGCAAGTTAACTATGCAAGAGACTAAGTTTCTTATTGCGTTATTGGAAAATGGTATAAGCAGCAAGCAGACTTCCCTGCAATTACTAGCCGCTGAGCATCTTTATGTGCCCACGCTGCTTCCCAAACTTCGTGACCATGCCAAGCGTCTGGACAGGCTTGAAACGCTTGAGCAATGCTTGGAGCAAAGCTCGCTCAAAATGGAAGACCATTGCAACAACCATCCCGACAGCCAAGAATGCAGAGAATATGACGTTTAGGGAAAATCGTGCTATGCTGTGCAAGCTTCCTGCAGGAGCCCACTGGGCGCCCAGTGGCTATTAAAAGGAAGGGTCCACTGGGCCCTTCCGCCTAATTCCGCCCGAATAGCCCAACAGGAAGAGGCAAGCGACTTAAAATCGCTCCAGTGTGGGTTCGACTCCCACTTTGGGCATTATGCGCGACTGCCGCCTTTATCAAATTGACAAGGCCGATACGAACGTCCGCGATACACCAAGGACAATGTGGGGCGATGGCAGAAATTCCACCAACTGGTGAATAGGGCGTTTTCGATTTCTTTGAAATACGGCGCACCACGATATACGAGAGAAGTCATTTTCCTTAAGCGGTCTTCCCTTAATCTATTGACTTGCGTCTGTAGCGATTGATACCGTTTGATACATTAAAGATTAAGAAATCATTAATTATTTGCCTTCTTTTCTATGAATATAAGCCTTAAGCTCGCGAATGTATTCGCGCAAAATAGCAGCCTTTTGTAAATGCCAGGGATCACGGTGCTGCAAATATAGCCCCATATGGTTATCAATGGCACGCAGCAAATTGTGAATGACGGGATTCCACGGCTCCCGAATGGGCGTGTTGAACGTCCGACGCTCGTCCATTGCTTTGGGCAAAATACGCTTCTATTTTCTCCCACTCTACTGGGGCGTAATCATGGTTTTCGACACAGGCATTAAAATACTTTCCGCCCTCAATATTATGGCAATGTAAATGCCCATGAATATTACCCTTGAAACCCTTTAATGATATTTCATTCACTGGAATGTGAGACAAAATAAAATTATCCTGATAAAAAGCTCCATGTATTTCATAAAAATACCAAGAATAATCTTTCAAGGAAAATAAATCACGATTGCCTTTTATCAAAATCTTATTCCCATTTAACCTGTCCAATTGCTTTAGTGCATTGCTTTCCGTGGCCACATCTCCCAAGTGATAGACAATATCTTTTGTTCCAACTTTTTTGTTCCATCGTTCCACCATTTCCTCATGCATTTCTTCTAACGATGCAAAAGGACGCACTGCCCGCCCATCTTCTTTCTTGAATTCCAAAATCTTGGCGTGGCCAAAATGTGTGTCGGATGTGACGAAAACGTTCATAAAAAAGGGGGCCCTTAGGCCCCCAGCTTAACTTGCTTTACCGTAACTGGGCAAATCATAATTTGCCGCTTCAAAGAATGCTGGCATTCTGCTTTTTTGCGTTTCGGCAAGACCCTCTGCCTTCCCCTTTTCAAACAAGCTATCGCTTTGGCGCAGCCAAAAATCTTTGTCCAACCACTTATCCTCGCTTTTTGCGAGCTTATCAAAGGCCCACAATGCAGTGGAACGTCGCAGTTGATTCAAACTCTTGCCTGCATCTTCGCCCAGTTCTCGCGCCACAAGACTATGCACACCCACATGCGTAATCTCATCACGACTGATATCAGCAGCCACAGTGCGAATGCCCATATCACCATTGAAACGGAAAAATGGCAACACTACAAAGAAAATGCTCCGCTCCAATACAGCCGCTTTCAAAATGGGATGGGCAGGATGGTCTTGCCAAGCTTTCAAAATATTAAAAGCTTCCTTTTCTGCTTTTTTGTTGGTGCCATGGGCAGCAACAACGTAGTTCAGCGCCTGATCATGACGCTCTTCGTCTTGTTGGTTATGACGAAGCGCCTCTTCAATGCCAGGCGTGGAGGGCAGTTCTTTCGCCAGTCCTTGCTCTAGAAAGTCTTTTACGGGCAGTTCCAAATGGCGCAATGCAAGCAGGCGAAAAATTGTCTCTTCTCCGCCTTCCTTTAACTTGCCCTTTCCCACGGGAACAGCTTGCCAGGACCGTTTTTTGGCAATCATTGATAAATAAGGACTCTTTGTCGCTACAGTCATTGGCCTATAAAATTCAATGGTGAGGAGAACAAAAGGGGCTTAAGCCCCTTTCTTTTTTATTCAGCGCAACTAGCGCAGAAACCAGCCTCTAATGAACAAGACGCAGAACTCCTATCAGGCTTAGACTCTTCGTCCAGCCCAAACATGCTCTTAAAATCGTCGTCCAATGCCGCAAAGGCATCGTCTTTTCGCTGCGTATCCGGTAGAACTTGCAGCGAATAATAGAGACTTGTCTGAGGACAGTCTAGCCAATCCTTGAGGAACGCTTCGTCATAAACCACCACATCTGACCATGAATTGAATGAATAACCATGAAACAAGCCACTAGCTTGATACATCTTTACTAGTTCATCGGCAACAAGTTTATAAGCAGCCCATCCCACTTCACTAGCAATTTCAACAGGGCCATAGTCAAAACTTTGCACGCCAAATGTGCCTGAATCGCGATCCACTTCACGGGCAATGGGAGGAGCAATTTCTGGGGCAGTGGTAAAACCACGAGCATCCTCATAGCGATAGGAGCATGATGCCGTGGGGGCAATGGCAAAAGCACGATCCATGCCAGCCACCCTCGCCACTCGTGATGCCGTGTCAATACCACGTTGAAAAGCTAATGCAGCATCAATAGCAGGCGTGCGCTGATAAGCCTCCTTATCATTCACGGCTTTTAAAGCTTCGCCAAATTCGGCATAGCTAATTTCATGAATGCTTAAGAAATTAGCAAGGCCAATCAGGCCAAGTCCCACTTGTTTATCAATGGAAGGAGAAAGATATTCGCCAGTGTCGCCAACGCCCGTTTGAGCATGAAGCGTACACAATTGCGTCATTCCATGGAAGAAGGCCCCTTCAATATCCTCAATAGCACATTTGCCCAAATTAATGTGTTGCAAAAGGCAAGTGCCACGATGAGGCAAATAAACTTCCAGGCAGACATTGGCTCGGATGCGTTCGCCACGTTCGTCGTAACGGATTTTATTGAGCCAGAGATCGCCAGCAGAGATGGCACGAAGACAACCATTAATTAGTTCAGGCGATGCCTTATCTAGAAACTGCTCGTCAACGTTAAGGCAACGCTTCACCCATGGCAATTCTTGTCGGGAAGCCTGGACAAACGCCAGAGCATCAGCATGCGTATAGTCAAGATGAAGCACTACAGCGCCGTTTTTATATAACCCACCGCGCCTCAAAATTTCATTAAGCGTGGAATAAATTTTGCCAAAGCTAATCGGGCCGCTCGCCACCAAGCCCTTGTTATTCTCTTCGCCGCTAGGACGCAGGTTAGACAAATGAACAGACACTCCAGCACCATTCCGCAAACCATGCGAAACAAAGCGCCACGACGCTTCAATACCTTCGTCCCCTTCCATTGAATCTTCAACATTGAAGACGGTGCAACTAACTGGGAGGCGACCATCGGGAGATTCCATCCAGGATTGCACCCTACCAGTGCGGGCAATTTTGTCAAGCATTGTTCTGTAAACAACAAAGGGCCTTACGGCCCTGAATAGCTAGGACAGGCTAGCTAGGGCAAAAGCAATGGAAGGGGAAAATTAGTCGCAAAGATTGTCAGAATCTTCATTCGCAAGCAAGTCTCGAACAAAGAGCTTGGCTTCGTTCAAGCTACGAAAATAATGCGGCTTGCCATTAATGGGAGAAAACCATTGGTACTCTGGCTTACTAAAACAAGGCCAAAGTTTATAGGGGCCAATGATGAATGGTTGACGCTCTGGCAAGCCAAACATAATATTTTGGCAAAGATTTACATACGCTACTAACTATTAACAATTAGTCAAGCCTCATTTAATACATTCTCCTATTTTCCATTGAACTATAAAACAATTATTAAGAATTGAGCAATTTTATGGGCTATTTTGTAGCACAATAAACACCATTTCCTCTTTTGCCTTGCAAACACTACGTTTTTAAAAGCTTGACAAAGCTTGACAACACATTTACGATATGCATAAGCGCAGCAGCCGTCTTGATTCGCCACTCTGCTCTGGCGAGACGAGGCTCCTACTGCCAGCCACGAGCATCTCTCCTCTAACGGAGCCCCCAAAGGGCGGAGTGGAGAATTAAAAAAGGCTAGACAAGCCACGATGCTCTACTCGGGCGGAGTCCCCAAAGGACGGAGCCTCCCCGACAAGTGGCGAAAAACAAAAAAGGCTGGACCAGTTCCTAAGTAATGGTCTTGCGAAGCTATACGCAGCAGCCAGGGCAAGAAGAAAAACAAAGGAATAACTATCTTTTGGCCAGAGCGGCGGTCTTTTAGGACCGCCTTCTACTAAAAAACAATGGAAAGGAAAGTGCGCGATTTTTGTTCATCATTACGGCGGCTTTAGGCCGCCTTCATTGGCTAAATAGGGCAAGAACGCTTCATCTGCGCCCTCTGCGAGGGCTTGATTCAGCGTGTGCTGACTAGCTTTTGCTGGTTATATTGTCGCCAGTATTAAGTTTTGCAACAATGCCCTCACCCCTCTCGCCATCGTTGGTTGATGCCGTCGAGAAGCAGGATTACGAGCCGCTTGCAATGAAGCAATGCTCACAATGCAAGGAATTGTTGTCGATTGATCAATTCCACGGCGATAGCCGCAGAAAGGATGGAAAGGGCCATCGTTGCAAACCTTGCGCTGTAATTTATCTTCGCAAATGGCAAAAGGCTAACCCCGATAAACTTAAAGCGCAAAGACGGCGATACAAAAAAGCAAACAAAGATAAAGTAAGCAGCGAAAAGAAAAGGCATTATCAAAAACATAAGGAGAAAATTCTTTCTCGCATGGAGCAAGAGCGGACGGGCAAAGAAGGATATATTAAAACTATGCTTTCCGCTGCTAAACACAGAGCAAAAAATGCAAGTCTTGAGTTTGATCTTGACCTGGAATATTTATTGTCCATTGCAACTGATCATTGCCCGATTGATGGAACGCCATTTGACTGGCTTAGGCAATTAAAACAAGATAAATTATTAAATCTTGCCACGCCATCGCTAGATCGCATTGACTCCTCAAAAGGTTATATCAAGGGCAATGTAAAAATTATTGGATGGAAGTGGAATTATAAGAAAAGCAATATGAACTTAGACGATTTGCTTCTCCTTGTTGAATATGTTCGCAGTGCTACAAAGCCTGAAAATTCTATGTAATTTTTAATCGCACTTTTGACGGGGGATGCCGCGAGCCCAAGCCCG